ATCTTTTAATTTATCTACAAAATTATTTGCGGCTCCTTTGACTTGTTCTTCATCGCTAGCCATAATATAATAAATATATATACTACAAATATTAATTAATAAAAATAATATACTTGAAAAAAAAAAAGAATATTTATAGTTATTATAGATGAAAATAACTAGAAATACCTATATTTTTTTATTTGTTTTATTAAGTCTAATTTATTTTTTTATGTATAAAAATAATGATTTGTCTAATGAAATATTTTCAAATAAGATTGATTTAGAAAATAATAATAAATACGAAAATGATAATAATAATTATGAAAATAAAATGTATGATATAATTAGTCATCCATTAAATAGTAATTTATTATACAATGAAGTAGATATGATAAAGTATAGTCAAAATATGCCAATGCATAAATTTACTGGTATGTTTACTGATACAAATACATATCCTAATTATAAATTACCTTCTGTAGTTAATCACGATAGAGAAATAAATAAAATAAATACTATAATGTAAAATTGCTTAAATATATAGTACAATAGATATTCATGACTATACCTCATTTTTGTTATGTTAATGGTATTCCATTATGTCCTATAATATCAATAACAAGTTTTTGTTGTTGTGTTGGAATAGCAAATAAGAAATTAATTATAGATACTTTATGCCCAAGAAGAAATAATCAAATAGATACAGAAATATCTACATTTAATACTAATATAATTCCACATAATGAACAATCATTAATAATAGAACGTAACGAATCATAATAAAAATTTATAATTTATTAAGTAAATTATAAATAAATTTATCTAGCATACATTAATCCACAATTACCATTTTGAACAGTAATAATATTATATTTTTCTTCATGTATAACTAAATCATAATTATACTCATATATATTCCATATTGGTTTATTAACTCCAATTACATTTCCAGAAGCATCACATACTGTTAATACTTGTGCACTGGCATCTAATGTTGGTGAATGTGTTGTAAATTCGAATTCTATTTTATTAAATTTACTTAAATTTATAGCACCTGTTGGTTGATAATTATTACTATCAGTATCAATACTAAAATTATAATGATATAAACCTGGAACAATTTGTGTATCATTTGAAGAATAATATGGTTCAATATATTCAAATACTTCACGATTCATTAATTTTTCTCTATAATTACCATCAAATATAATACCCATTTCTTTCATTATATTTTGTTCATTTTCATATTTATAATCACCTGTTATCATAATATTAGATGCAGTATTATCTGGTTGAATCGCAGGACCAAAACCATTAGCATAAAAACTTTCAAAAAAATTCTGTGAAACATCATAATTAGCATATTTATATCCATCTTCTACAGGTGGAAACTCCACATTAGATGGTAACCATTTATATGGCCAGTTAGTATAATTAGACCATTCATTTCTTAAATTAATATCACTACGTTGAAAATAAAACATCCAACTTGATACTAAACCAGTTGTTTCTATTTCCAATCTTTTAGATCCTGTTATATTCTTAAAATTATATGTATGAACATCTTTAAATAAAATTTTATGTATTGTCTCAGCAAAAACTTTTTGTTCTTGATCAGATAAAAAAGCGTATGTAGATATTAAATGAACGTCTGCATTCCATATTATTCTTTTATCTTCATAATCACTATCAAACAATTCTTTTGAAGGAGGTGTTTGTATAAATCGGTAAAATAACATATCTGATCTAGTAAAATCAGGTTGAACGTATGGATATAAATTTGTTTGATCTAATACATCACGTATTTGAAATAATTCATATACTGGCCTTAGTGTAACATTAATATATAATTCTGCATATTGTAATGCAATTAAAGGGAATGCTACTTTACTATTATTCATAAACCAAGGATTTAAGGGAATATATAATTTTCTTCCTTTTATTGAAGGTTGAGCACCCATTTGAGAAGTAGTATAATATGTTGAAGGATAAGCATTAACTCTAGCTAAAGCATTTGCTGGATCATTTAATTCTTTAATATTTCCAGTCATTTCATTAAATAAATTATTATTTCTATAATCACGATTAATTACATTACGTATATATGAACCAGGAAAACGTTGTAATACTTGTCCACCAACTGTTATAGTTATTTCCTTTATAATCTCTGTTCCAATGTTTTCAATCCATTTAAAATCATATCCAATCCATTTACTAAATTCATCTTTAGGAGGATATATAGGACTCCATATATTTGGTAATGTTAATACTAAATAAGATGCCATTAATAAGTCAGCATATCTATTAATTTTGAATTTAAAATGTGATTCTTCATTCATTCTTAATGTACGTAAACCTTCATAATCTATTCTAAATTTTTGTAATCCAAAATTAGTATATTTTGAATATTTTGTTTTAAAAAAGGTTTTAGAAGGGTTTCCATTTAATATTACATTTTGATTTCCATTAGCAATTAAATTAAGTAAACCACCTGCCATAATATATATTTTATATATTATGATTTTATATTATAAAAATTTTAAATTAAATTTTTTTTAAAAGAAATAATAAATTATTATAAAAAAGATATAATATAATATTTATATATTTATGAGCGGTGATGAGTAAAACCATAAAAAAAAATTTTCCTGATAATTTATTAATTAATATACTAGATGATATATGTAAATATGATGATAAAAATAATTACTACATTTTAAGTAATGAAAGTTATAAAAAAGCACAATTACAAAATAAAATTTCTACATTTATTGAAAATATAAAACCATATTACATAAACTCTAAAATTCATTATCTTGAACGAAATATAACATTTAAATCTTTTTTAACTATTATTAGACAAATATGTAAAGGACTAGATATTTTATACAATATTAAAATGAATTATGTAAAATCAAAATATGAATTAATATATCATATTTACTATAAAAAAAATATATATATTGACACTGATATAAGTAATAATACTGATATAAGTAAAAACGTTATAAAAAAAATATGAATGTAATATTATTTTTCATATTTTTCATTCGTAAATAAATTAAATATCATAAATCTTTCCAAATTGATGACCAAGCATATAATTTCCTTTAACAATATTATCTGTTTTTTCTACACAAAACCAACTATATTTACTACGTTTTAATAATTCTTCATTAGGAATATACAAACATGATGATAAATAAGATAAACTATAATCATTAGATATATTCATTAATGTATCTATTGTAATTTCTTTATCATCTTCACTTTTAGTACCAATATATTTTCCTGATAATAATTGTAATTCATGATTTCGAATTTTCTCAAAACATAATTGTTCAAACTTTCCATTAAAATAAATATCATCGTTTGAATTTTTTATACATGATTCATATTTATATATTAAATCTTTAACAGTGTTATTTTCTTTTGGTGATCCAAAAAAATGATAATTTGGTGTTAATAATACAGTTTCGCTTAATATACTTTTTGATACTGTTTCATATGTAAAAGGTTGATCCTTATATAAGGATTTTATAGAATCAAAACATAATGTTGAAACAGGAACATTCATACCACCATATGTATATATTAATTTTAATATACCTAATATTCTATATTTTTTCTTCTCATTTTCACCCAAAAAATTCATATTAATCAACCAATCAGGTAATAATTTTCCAAAACTATTATCATCAATTAAACAAATATGAAAATCATTATAATTATTATCAACTATACTTTTAACTGTTAAATATAAATAAGGTTGATTCAATTCATTATTATTTCTAGAATAAAAACTATCCCAATTTCTAGAATTTTTTTCAAATGGTAAATGAACCCATAATATAGGTTTATGTGTTTTTGCTAATTGTGTTTCATTAATTAATACTTGCTGCATAATTTCACTTTCACTTTTGCTTTCATTATAATTATCTTGTTTTATTTTGTTATATGCTCTATTACCTAATACACTAAATATCAATACTACAAATAATCCACCTAATGTTAAATCGAATCTATTCATTTCTGTATATATTTAAACCATAAAAAAAAGAATTTATAAACATTTATTTACTATTTCCTATAAGTTTCAATGTGCTCCAAAAATCATTTTGCTTTTCTAAATTTTCTTCACCTTGTCTTATTAAATTGTAAGCCATTCGTGTGCTAATTTCTTGTTGTTGTTCTTCTTTTTGTTTCATAAATATATTAACTTCTTCTTCACTTAATGGTTTTGTTTCATTTTGCTTTCTATATATATTTAATTCTTGTATTGTTGAAAATTTTTGTTTATTATTATAATCATCATTAGTGACAGGAACTAAAGTTTCTTGAAATGCTTGTTTTAAATCATTATACTGTATTGAACCAAAACTATTTGTAGATGTATAGTTATTATTTGTACTATATAATTCACTTGATCCACAACTTAAGTTAGCATTTTGTTCAAAATCAATATGTTTCACTATCGATTTTTCTTTTTGTTGTTTTTTTATAACATCTATATTATTAGTCATTTCATTAAAATTTGTCATTTTAGTAATATCATTATTGCTTTTTAACCAATCACCATACCCATCATCATCACGTGTATAATATTTTTCAAATAATCTATTAAACCAACTATGAAATTTTTCTTTATTATTCATATTTTTAATAATATGTTTATGTTCTTCTTCATTCATATCATCAGTAAAATATTTGTGTTCACTATAATTATTACTTTGTTTCTCTTTATTTCTAAAATCATGAATATGATATATCATTTTATATGCTTTTGAAAAAAATAAAAAATATTTTTTATCTAATCCTGATTTATCAGGATGTGTTTTTAATACGATACGCTTACTCTTTTTTAAATCTTCAATTGTAAAATTATAATTTAAGTTAAATAATTCTAATATATCATTAAGACTATAGTTTTGAATATCTAAATCAAGATTTTCCATAATATATTTAATTGATATTTTCATTCAAATAATAAAAACTTAAAAGGTTTTTATTATTATTTAATTATATGGATAAATATTTCAAAATATTAGAGATCCCTAATAACTCTTCCAAAGATGATATACGTAAATCTTATAAAAAATTGGCTATAAAATGGCATCCTGATAAAAATATAAATAATAAAGAAGTAGCTGAAGAAAAATTTAAACATATAGCAGAAGCTTATGAAATTTTAATGGATGATGATAAAAGAAATAAAATTAATTTTAATAGCAATCCTATGTCAACTAATTTTAGAGATCCTTTTGATATTTTTAATAAAATTTTTAAAGATCAAAATTTTAATAATGTTAGTAGTTTTGGTAATTTTACTAATATTCACCATGCAAATAATATTTATTCATTTAATACTTCTAATAATAATCCTAATATTTTTAGTCGATCAGAATCAATAAAAAGCAGTTTTATTAATGGAAAAAAACGTATTGAAAGAACTACCCAAATAAATAATGGTAATAAATCAATTATAATAGAAGAAGATGGTATAATTATCAGTAAACAAAACTTTGATCAAAACGGTAAATTAATAGAAAATTAAAGATAAATAATTATTAATTTTATCATTATGATGTAATAGTCAATCTACTTACTTGTTTTCTTAAATTTGTTATTGTTGTTTCGGTGTTCATATTTGCGGAATGAAGTTCATTTACAAGCTGTTCTATTTCTTTATTTTTTTCTTCAAGTTCTTGTTTAAGTATGTATATTTCATTATCTTTTGATATCTCTCGTTGAGTCATATGTATTTTACTAGAAAAAGATCCCATATATAGTACTCTATATAAAATACTATATATATGATTTTATATTGTAATCATAATACTATTTATTTTTAATTAAAATTATTAAATTGCAACACAATTTTTGAAAAAATTATTAATGTCATCTATATTAGTACCACTAATACTGTCATCAGGTATAAAACTTACATTATCATCATTATAAAATAAAATAGTAGGAATTCCTGATACTAAACGTTTTGATTTTAACATAGCATATAAATCAACACTATCATCTATGTTAATTTCCATACATATAAAGTTTTCACTTTGGGAAATTTCAACAAACCAATTATGTACATGTTGTTTAATTGTTTGACAAGGACCACACCAGTCAGCTGTTAATTTAACAAATATTTTTTTGTCAGTTTTTGATATAAAATTTTTAAAACTATTTCTATCGTACATTATTATTTATTAAATAAATATAATATTTTTAAGTATTTACTATAATTCTATATTTTTAAACTTATTAGATAATTGTATAAATCTATCATATGTATAATATCTCATTTGTCCAGATCTACTAATGATAAACAAAGCTATATATTGTATTTTTTTTAATATTCTAATATCATTATTAATATAAGATTTTTCAATTAATGTAAATTTAACATCTTTAAAATTATTTTTAACGAATATTTTCAATCCATTATCACAGTCAATTTTATATAATATTTCATTTGATGCAACTAAAAAATCTATGAAAATATGATCAAATTTTTCTGAATTTTTTCGAGAAGGTAAAAAATAAGAATCAGTAAATTCAATTATTCTATCAATTTTACTAGTAATTTTTTTAAGAAAAACTATTATATTATTTTTGAAAATATCCATCCAATATAAATTCCATATATTATCTTGTATTTCAATAGGTAATTCATTAATTATCATTTTTTTTTATTACTAATTATCTATATAAATATATATATTTATATATATTTTAATATTATATATTTTTTTTCAGAACCCGGTTTTTTTATAAAAAAAAAAAAAAAAATTTTAAAAAAGGACAAACATTTCTTTGTCCATTTTGAAATTTTAAATTTTTTTTTTATTGAAAAAATAGGGCACTTTTTAAGAAATAATGAATGAAACCATAATGCTTTTATATAATTTATGAAAAAATACGTTGTTACCAACTCGAAAAATCAAAAAATGACATTTTCGGTCCAGGTTAGTACTTTTTATGTTTCCAATATATAGGAAAATGGAAACAAAAAGTACTAAGCAAAGTACTAACCTAAAATTCTACTGCGAAACATGTGACTATTTATGCTCTAATAAGTCTAATTATAATAAGCATCTTTTGACACGTAAACATAAAATGGAAACAAATGGAAACACAAAAAGTACTAAGCAAAAAATAGGGCAAAAAATCGGGCAAAATAATGACATTAATTCTTTAACAGATATGATGCAAAAAAATATATTTAAAGATCAAAACCAATATACATGTCAATATTGTAATAAAATATATCAATCACGTGCAGGATTTTGGAAGCATGAAAAAAAATGTAAAAATAAATTAAATTTAAATAATGATAATGAAAAAATAGAAAATGAAAAAATAGAAAATGAAAAAATAGAAAATGATGATAATATAAATTATAAATCAATGTTTATGACAATGATGAAAAAAAATGATGAATTACAGCAAACAATAAAAGAAATAATACCAAGAATTGGTGATAATGTTACTAACAATACTACTAATAATACTACTAATAATACTACTAATAAAATAAACATGAATATATTTTTAAATGAACATTGTAAAGATGCATTAAATTTAATGGATTTTGTTAAATCGCTACAGTTACAAATTGATGATCTAGAATGTACACGTGAGCAAGGATTTGTAGAGAGTATATCACGTATATTTATACGAGGTTTACAAGATTTAGATGTTACAAAAAGACCAATACATTGTAGTGATTTAAAGAGGGAAATTTTATATGTTAAAGATAATAATGCTTGGCAGAAAGAAACGAATGATAAAGAACATATGGTAAATGCCATAAAAGAAGTTAAACATAATAATTTTCTTCAACTAAAAAATTGGGTTGAAAATAATCCTGAATATGGAAATGTAACACATGAAAAAAATGATAAATATTTACAATTAGTATCAAATTGTATAGGTGGAACTGATAATGAACAAGATAAAAATGTTGATAAAGTAATAAAAAATGTAGCAAAACAAGTATATATTAATGTAAATAATAAAAATACAAATGAATCGTAATATTATTTAGATGTTAATGAATGTAAATGATCAATATTTAAATCTGGTGCTATTAAGTGTGCTTCCCAGAAATATTTACAAAAAGTCCAAGATAAATTAATATTGTCGTATTGTTTATTTACATATTCTTTTAATTTATTGTTATTTTTTGGTATTAAATTAAAATATTGTAAAGGTAAAACATATGATAGTTGTGTTTGGTCATTAATAGGATTATTTTTTTCTTCTTTAAAAAAATTGGTTTCAAAATATGGAATAAATTTATATAAATCTTTTAACAATGGTGGATAATTATAATTATATTTCCATCTATAATCAATACACCCTTTAGTATAGTATATAAATGTCCATTCAAGACCTTCTAAAAAATTAGTACATAATTGTTTTAAACGTACATCATTATTTTCAATTTTTAAGCAAGAATTATAATATCTATTTTCCCATTGAACTTCATTTGGATTAATAAAGTGTTCTGTTTCACGATTTTTTAAAGGAATATTTAATATATTATTTTTAACAATTTCTTCATTGGATAAATTATCATTATTATATCTATTAATTTTTTTTTCTAATTTATTTCTTTCTTGATATTCATGAATAAAAAGTTCTTCTTCCATTTTACTGATTTCTTCTATGAATTTTCGAAAATTTTTCCATTGTATTATATTGTTTTTGGTTAAATATAGATTATTTTTATTTAAAATATTACAATAGCATTCTTGTAATATATAAATACCATTTGTTCTAATATTAAGTGTAGGAAAATGAGGCATAAAATCATTTCCTAATAAAAAACAAAAAAATATATAATCATTTAAAATATCATAATCAATATTTTCAACATTACTATCAGTAAGTAATTGTTGAATTCTTATAGATAATTTATGTATATTTAATAAATAACATTCATTTGGCTGTAAACTAGAATCTATTTGTTTTATAAAATGAGGTGTTTCTCTATATAAATAAATGTTATCGCAATATTTTAGATGAGATATACAAAGCATAATTAAATCAGCATCAAGACCATAAATAAGTGTTGTTTCATTTTTATGATTATTATTATTACGTATATAATTAAAAATTTTGTGTTCACCTTCACCAGGAATATTACTACCAGATATTTGAATATTTATATTTTTTTTTGGTTTACATTTTTTATGAAAAATATGTTTAAAATAGTTATTTAAATAATCATTTAATTTGGTCATAAAGTTTGTACCGGGTGTAATAGCAGTTGTATTCCATTTGATATCATTTTTAATATTAAATCTGTTTAATATTTTATTGTTAAAAAAAGATTTATATCTACGTTCTCTTTGTTGTTTTAATTTAGCAACTGGTGCAACACCATCCAAAGCAATTATAACGTTACTAGGATTTATATTAAGTAATATATTTTCTAAAACAATACAAACATTTTTATATAATAATTCTTCGAACTGAGTATCATTAACATATTCATTTTTTAAAGAATAAACACAGTCATAAATAATAGAATTTGAGTCAAGGTATAAATTATGAATATTATTTAAAGAATTTAATTTTTGAATAATATTGATATGATTTTTAATAATATGAGCAAAATAACTAGGTATTCCCATTAATACTAATATGGATATTCTTTTATATCATTTGATAAATTTAAAAATACATTAAGACTGTAAATAAATTTTATTTGTTGATGTATATATACCTAGCTTAAAAATGGAAAATAATGTTTTCAATGAAGAAGATGAAGGGAAACTAACTAGAGTAGTGATATTAGTAGAAAAATATCAAAAAATAATTAGAAATATGTATGTACATATTCAAAATCAAAAATTAAATGATATTATTAAACAAACTGATATGGGGGGAATAATTGAGGATCTTAATTTGTTAATGTTTAAATGTAACGCAATTGAAAGTTTATGTTTTTCTATAGAAAATTATAACATTATGTTAGAAGATTTACAATCTGTTAATGATAATATTTCAACATTAATAAAACAATATGGTTCTTTGAAATTAGATGAATTATTATTTATATGTTATTCTGATTTGTATTTATTAACTTTAGAATTTGAAAAAAAAGAATTATATAATGAAGTATTTAATGACTATTTTGTTCCAATCGGTTATAAAACAATACAATTAAACGATAGTAAAGAAACAACAAATAAGAATAAAACTAATAAAACTAATAAAACAAATTCAATTTTTGAAGATTTCAATATAGCAGAAGAAGGAAATACTTTAGACATATTTGATTTAGGAAAACAATCAAAAGATAATTTTACTTTAAAATTGAATGGTGTAAAAGTAATTTTTAAAAATGATTCATCAAATGAATGCTTATTAGTGCAAGGATATTTGAAAGATATTCCAATCTCTTATTTAAAAACAGAATTTATATTACAAAAAAAAACTGAAATAATAGAATCAATTCCTGAAAATTTTGAAGATGAAGAAATATTTTTAACCTATATAAATTCGCTAACATTAAAAGAAATATTATTACATGATGTAAATGAATATTATGAAATATTTCAAGGATATAAACATTTTGTAAAAATGTTAAAAAAAAAGTCATTATCAAAAATTACACGTGAATTTATGACAAGTGAATTAATAGAACAAAGAGATATTATATATCAAATGTTACTTTTTTCAGAAGACTTAGAGTTACAATTTTTATGTTATTTATTATATGATTTACTCTCTCTTGATTCTACAACAAGTGAAGAATCAAATGAACAATTATTAATATTTGACAGTTTACCTCATAATATTAGACAAAAATTTAAAATTGCAATGAGAGAAACAATAACTTATACTGCTAAACTATCTAATCCAGATTTACAAAATGATTTACCTTTAGAACAAAGGATTTGTATAATGAAAACAGGTGATAATGTTAAAGAAAAAGCTATGAATAAATTAAAAGAATTAAAAGCAAAAGCTGAAGATTCTGGTTCAAAAGCAAGACAATATTTAGATGGAATTTTAAAGATACCATTTGGATTGTATAGAGAAGAACCAGTTTTGGAGTTAGCTAAAACAAATATAACATTATTTGAAAAATTTATAAAATCAACATATAATCCATATATATATGAAATAAATAAAAAGAGTAATTACAATAGTTCTGAAGTAGTAATACATTGTAAAAAATATTTAAAATCAAAAGCTGAAAAAAATACTGATAGTTTGAATAAAAAATTTATTAATTGTGTTTATTCTGTAAAACAACTTGAAAAAAAAGATATCATTCATATTTTAGATAGTATTCAACATACAGTTGACCATTTTGATTCAATAAATTCAGTGCCATACTATAGTGATATATTTGCATTAGAAGATTTACAAGATATATTAATATCAATTTTAACATCAAAAACAGAAGATATTTTTAAAGATTATATTTGTGCTATGTATGAAAAATTTGATTATAATAAAATAAACGAAGAAGATGAACATTTAGTTACAATTAATAATAATTGTAAAAGGATAAATAATTATTTTAAAGAAATAAATAGTGCATTAAATAAATCAGTTCATGGTCATAAAAATGCAAAAAAACAGGTAGAACGTATTATTGGACAATGGATAAATGGTGAACAAACAGGATATTGTTTTGGTTTTGAAGGTCCACCTGGTGTTGGAAAAACATCACTTGCTAAACACGGAATATCACATTGTTTGAAAGATGAAGAAGGAAATTCAAGACCGTTTGCTTTTATTGCAATAGGTGGTTCATCAAATGGTAGTACTTTGGATGGTCATAATTATACATATGTAGGATCAATGTGGGGAAAAATAGTTGATGTATTAATGGAAACAAAATGTATGAATCCTATTATTTTTATAGATGAGGTTGATAAAATAAGTAGAACAGAAAATGGTCGTGAAATAATAGGGATATTAACACATTTGGTTGATCCAACACAAAATGATAGTTTTCAAGATAAATATTTTAGTGGAATTGATTTAGATTTATCAAAAGCTTTATTTATATTTTCATATAATGATGCTGAACTAATGGATAGAATATTATTAGATCGAATTCATAGAATTAAATTTGAACATTTATCAATTGAAGAAAAGTTAACTATTTGTGAAGAGTATATGTTACCTGAAATATATAAAAAAATGGGTCAAGAAGGAAATATTATTATTAATAGTGAAATATTAAAATTTTTAATAGAGAAATATACATGTGAAGCAGGAGTTAGAAAATTAAAAGAAATTTTGTTTGAAATTGTAGGTGAAATAAATTTAGAATTAATACAAAATATAGAGGATATAACATTACCATTTGAACTAACATTAGATGATATAAAGAATAAATATTTAAAAGAAAGAAATAAAATACGACCAAAAACAATTCATACTAAAAGTTCTGTTGGTATTATTAATGGATTATGGGCAAATGCTTTAGGTAAAGGGGGTGTTATACCAATCGAAATGAAATATATTTTAGCGAGTAATTTATTAGAATTGAAATTAACAGGGATGCAAGGTGATGTTATGAAAGAAAGTATGAGTGTAGCAAAAACTTTAGCATGGAGTTTAACAAAGGAAAAAAGAAGAGAGCGTTTAATGAAGGAATATGATAATTCAAAACTACAAGGAATACATATTCATTGTCCAGATGGTGCTACACCAAAAGATGGTCCTTCAGCAGGAACAGCAATTACTGTTACATTATATAGTTTATTGAATGATATAAAAATTAAAAATACAGTTGCTATTACAGGTGAAATGAATTTACAAGGTAATGTTACTGCAATTGGTGGTTTAGATTTAAAAATTTTGGGAGGCATTGAAGCAGGTGTAAAAGAATTTTTGTTTCCAAAAGAGAATCTTGAAGATTTTGAAAAATTTAGAGAAAAATATGAAAATAACAGTATTATTGATAATATAATTTTCCGCCCAATTGAAACAATTAAAGAAGCATTAGAATTTGCTTTAGAAAAATAATGTGTATATAAAATATATAGTTAAATGATATCAAATAAAACAAGACCGTCTTTAACAAATTATCAAACATTACAATATGTTTGGCAAACATTAGCATTATTATCACCAGTTTTTGTATTTATATTTGGTTTAATGTCATCTTTTTATAATCAAAGTATTGAAGGAGCATTATTTGTAATATTTGGTTTAGTATTAATTGCTATTAATGAAGGAATTACAGGTGGTATGAAATCAAATGTTGTACAAAATGGTATGTGTGGTCATTTAAATTACTTTAAAAATTATTTTATGTTAAATAGCAATATAATAACATCATATGGCATAGCATATTATGGATTACAAATGTATTTCAAAGATCAAATAAATATAGCCTTTTTGGTATTATTAGGTTTTTTTGTTTTAATTGATGCAATGTACAGTTTTTTAGTATGTAGTATTTCATTTGGAGGATTTGGTGGAGCATTATTATTTGGAGGAGCATTTGGATTAGTATGGGCATCTATTTGGAATGCAATTTCTGTAAATAGTGATTCAGCAGTTGTAAAAGGAAAAAAACAAACACAAGTATACGTATATAATAATGGTGAAAAAGTAGCTCAAGCAACAAATATAGCTTAAGTAAAATATATTTTTTATAAATTAATATAAAAAATATATAGTAACCGTATGGTTGTTGTGAGAAATAATAATAATGATAACAACTTAAATATATATAAATAAAATATCTATAATGGCAAAACGTATTTATTATGGAGGAGTACCAAAAAATGGTGGCGGAGGCAGTACAATCAATACTGATGATAGTGATGATGAAAGTGAAAAAAGTGCAATTAATAAAGAAAATCAAAAAGTAACAAAAGTAAATAATCATATTTATTATTATGCTGAAGTGGATCGAAATTCGATATTTGCATTATCTGAATTAATTAGAAAAGCTGAAAAGGAGAATCTCAATGTTGCTCAAAATTTTTCTATTGAACCACCATGTATTTATTTACATATTAGTTCATTTGGAGGTTCTGTATTTGATGCATTTACAGCAATTGATGTAATTACATCGTGTAAAGTTGATGTAGTTACTATTATTGATGGAGCAACTGCATCAGCTGGAACATTGATGAGTGTAACAGGGAAAAAACGATATATACGTCCTCACGCATATATGTTAATTCATCAACTATCTTCTGGTTCATGGGGTAAAATGGCCGAATTAGAAGATGATTTTGCTAATAACAAAAAGTTAATGGATAAAATTAAAGATATTTATAAAGAATATACAAAAGTTCCTAGGAAAGAACTTAATGAGATTTTGAAACATGATTTATGGTGGGAATCAGATATTTGTTTAAAATACGGATTGGTAGATGAATTATGGGAAGAATCTTAATATATAATAATATCAAATGTTTCTTTTGATATTTTCACATGAAATATATCTTTTATAAATTAATATAAAAAATATATCATATATATTAGTATAATGTTGTTAATATTATTAATATTAATTTTGTCGAGTAATAACTTTGTAAATAGTCAAGAGTACAAAGCAGTAGATGAATTAAATTTGGAAAATTATTTGGGTAAATGGTATCAAGTATATCAAGATAATTTTAATAGATTATTTCAAGGAAACGGTAGATGTTCTACAGCAGAATATGGAATAATTGATGAAAATACTGTATCAGTTTATAATAGTCAAATAAATACCAAAAATGATGAATATGATGATATTAGAGGTGAAGCTTATTATAAAGATGGTGATTGTTGTGGTTATTTAACCGTAAATTTAGATGGAGTACCAGAAGCACCATATTGGGTATTAGAATTAGGTCCAATTGTAAATGAATTATATGATTATTCTATTGTATCAGACGATAAGGGATTATCGTTATATGTATTAACACGTGATGTAGAACGATTTTATAAATTGTATAACAATCAAGTATTAATATCTTTAAATGAATTTGGTTTTACAAAAAATATAAACACACCTTTAACAATGAATCAAACAAATTGTACAATTTAATAAGGTAGAAAAGAATTTTTTTCAAGTAAATTATTATTATCTTTTAACCATTTAATTGAACTATTTATATAAGTATGTTTCATAAATGTACTTGTCATAGTAACAACATTTTTTTGACTAGTAGATTGTTCCCAAGTTCGATAATATATATTAAATATTTTTCTAACATTATTATTTTTATAATTTTCTAATATTTCTTTTTCTGGAATATTGGGTTTTTTAAATTTATTTGTTCTCATTGTGACCTCATTATGAAAATGATAAAAATATAGACATAAATCATTTTTATTTCTAATATGTGCAATTTTTGAATTAAACATTTTAGTAGCATGATCACTACAAATAGGACATGGTAAGTTTGATAATATTATTCTTATAAAATCAAAAATTGATGATTTATTTTCTTGAAATTTACTTTCTTCGATTCTTGCACAAAATGAATGTATAAAATTCCATGTAGGTGGTCCCCATATTTTTGTCATTTATTAATAATTTATATAAAGAAATAATTTTATTAATTACAAACAACATAGATGGATAATAATGAATTTTTTAATTTATTAAAAGAAGATTTAATAAATGATATAGTTGAAGATGACTATGATAATATGTGCTTAATTTCAGGAAATAGATTAAATGAAACTAAAGTGCAGTTATTGTGTGGTCATAGTTATAATTATATTCCTTTATATAAAGAAGTTATTAATCAAAAAAGAGGTATAGGTAATAATTTAAAATGTTTTCAAATAAAATGTCCATATTGTAGAGATATACAAAATAAAATATTACCATTAAAAGAATTAGATGATGTAAATAAAATATATGGTGTAAATTATCCAAAAAAATATTGTTTAATGCAAAATAAGTGTAATATAATTTTAAAGTCAGGTAAAAGAAAGGGAGAAATTTGTAATCGATTATGTGATGAAGAAATGTGTACATACCATATTAGTTATATGAAAAAGAAAAATAAAAAATAAAAGATTTAAAAAATAGAAACAAATTATATAATGAGTGATAATAATGCTAAAGAACAATTATTAAAATCAGTAAAAGAATATGTATCATTTGAGAGATTAATAAAAGAACGACAAAATGAAATTAAACGTTTGAAAATAAAACAAAAAGAAATTTCAGCTAATTTAATGAATGTAATGAGAAGTAATGAAATTGATTGTTTTGATATAAATGATGGTCGTATTGTATATAAAAAAAGCAAAACAAAAAAAGCAATTAGTAAGAATTTTTTAAAAGAAGTATTAGATAAATATTTTAATGGTGACCAAAGTAAAGTTGATGATTTGGGTAAATTTATTATGGAGAATCGTATAATAGTTGAAAGAGAAAGTATTTGCTTAAAGGCAGATAATAAATAAAATAAAAAATTTTATATAATGTAATTTTATATATTATATGAAAAAAACAAGAAGTAATAGAAAAATACATAATAAAACAAAAAAAAATAAAAAGTATAATTTTAATCCAAATCTAACACCAAGAGATATATTTAAATTAGGTTCATTTGGTGGAACATATTGGAGACCTATAAAATCAAAGTTTTTTAATAATGAATTAAAGAACGTACATAAAAAATATCCACAATCATGGTGGAAAGATATTCCAGAACATCATCTCACAAAACCATATGATGATTATGATGTTAAAATAAACAAATATGGTGTAAAAGTAGGAACTACGTTAGTATTTTGGGAATATCAAAATTGGATTAAAAAATCCCATCCTTATGGTTGGGTCCATTGGTATTGTGATTATTACATGGGAAAAAGAGGTCCAGATGATGAACGTCAAATTAAAAGATGGCAATCATTAGCTGGAGTAAATGGAAGATTTAGAAAATATTTAATTACGCTGATTCAAAAAAAAGGAGGTAAATGGAACGATGAAACAATAAGTCCTAAAATACGCCAAACATTGCAACATTGGGGTTATAAATTAACAAAAAGTGATTATGATTTTGAAATAAAAAGAAGAAATAATTAAATAATAAATACAATAATTATAATAATGGTATTTATTATTTTAGAACCGTTAAAGAATGTTTATATGTTAGGTAGTTTTACAATATTATTTAGTCATATATTAGATTTTACTATTGATAAAAAAACATTAACTGATTATTTACAAAAAAAAACGGATTTATATATTCAAGGATTAAGAAGTTTATATATGAATTTATTATTAGTATCAGGTATTAATTATATAATTGCGTATAATTATTTACTTGATATCAAAACAAATCAATTTCAAATAATGAAATATGGTGGAGTGTTATTTATACATAATATTATGTATTTTATTATGCATTCAATGGTTCATAAAATAGAATTAATACGTTTTATACATAAGTTTCATCATTTATTTGTAGAAAATATTCCTAGTATAGGTAATTCTGTATCATTTTTAGAATTTCAAATTATGTATGTATTGCCATTTTTAACAGGAATGTTTTTATTACAACCAAACGTAAAAACAATAAATGCAAGTATATTTACCATATCTTTTTTAAATTCACTAATTCATAGTACATATTTAAAAAAATGTAATTGGTTATCTTTTTTGGTATCACCAAAACAACATTGTAAACATCATGAAGTATATACAGGTAATTATGCAGCACCATTATTAAACTTAGATTTAATACTATCTAATAATAAAAATGACTGATTATTTACGTGAATAGTCTAAAAATGATGTATCAATACATTCTTCTGGTGCGCATTTTGTAATATTATAATCAGTACTTTTACTATCAATTAATCTATTTTTTCTCCATTGTCTCCATACTGCATTTTCAACTTCAATTAAAACAGATATATATATTTTACTTGTTTCTAATTCAAAATGTTTTTCTTGACCTGGTAATATTAACATTTCTTCACTTTTATAATCACCATGTGTTTCATATTCAATATTACCAATTTTATCTACACCAATTGTACTTATTGATATTATTGGTGTAGGAGCTACTATTACATAAGCTTTTTTTTCACAAGAATTAGAAATTCGAATATTTCTTCTAATTCCAATTTTATGTAATAGTCCTTTATCAGCAGTAGGTAAACGCGATTCTAACATGTCTTTAAGATTAAGATTCATTATATATAATATAAAAATATATAAAAAATTATTTAAATTGTATATCAAGTGTTCTAAAATATGTATGTAAACCAGCATCTTGTACTGGAAATACCCAAGCAGGATTATCACTTTCATTATGATGAGAATGCCACCATCCAGGTGGTGTAGTAAAAGTCCAATTTTTTTTCCATAACATTTTGATAGGATTTATAATAACACCATTGTTGTCTATATTTTCACCCATTAATGTATATATTTTTCCATAGTCATCATCGTTCATATCAGTACATAGATCTATTGCAATAGAATTATGTCTATGAGGTTTTTGAATTGTATTACCATTAATAACATTTAATAATGACCACATATTATGAGTTAATGTATTTAATTTTTCAATCATCATATTTTTATTTGTTAATAATATACCATTACGATTTCGTTTGTTAGCATTTTCTTGATTATTGTATTTTTCAATTTCAGCTAACATTTCTTTATTGCTATAATATGTTACATTAAAACGTGGAATATTAGGTTTACAATTTAGATACATCATTAATGGTAAATCATTAACATTAAATAATATAGCTTTTTCCTTTAAAAAAGAAAGATTTTTATGTGTAACATTACCATCCACGTATGGAATTGTAAAAATATCACCTTTATCCCAAGAAATAATATTATTTTCAGGATAAGCATAATTAAATTTATCAGTTAATGAATTTATAGTTGTTTCACCACGACCAGCAATAACAAAAAAAACATTACTTGTAGTCATAGTAAGATCTTGATTATAATATTCATTAATATTAATATAGCAAGCATTTAAATTAGGTGAAGTATATTTATTTGATAAACATGTAATGTCATTATCTGTTGGTGATAAAATTCTAGGTTTTAATTTATCAATAATAGGTACAGCGGCAGAAGTATATTCTAAATAACGAGGTTCGTTAGTCATATTAATAATAAATATACATCTTTAAATAATTTTATTAAATATTTTAACTACAAAATATGACGTAGTAATTAATATAAGTCATATAAATTAATTAATAATAAAAAAAAATTGAAATGGTTTTTGAAGAATCATATGGATTAAAAAAATAATAATGTCAACTGATTTGATTCAAAAATTTAAACAGAGTTATCCTGATGATGGATTGCGCGATTATGTTCGCACAAAAGCAGTAAAAGCTGCTGCAAAAAAACAGGTATATTATTCACTTTTGTTTCGTGAGAATAATATAACAGATTATTCACAATATAGACCTATTGATATTGTAAGAAAAATCAAAGAGTTGTGGGATGTTAAAGGTGAAGATTATATTCCAGATGAGCAAGAATATAATAAAATAATTTATTTAAATGATAAACAAAAACTTACATTAACAAAAAATTATGAAAAAGAAAAAGAAAAATTACAATTACGTGAACGTGTTAAAGAAGAAAAAAAAGAAAAAAAAGAAGAAAATAAAGAGAAGAAACCACGTGGAAGACCTAAAAAAGAGAATATTACTGTTATTACTGAAGATAATAATGAACAAAATAAAATTGAAGAAAAATCTATATCATCTAGTGTTGAAAATGAAAATATTATGGAAGAACAACCTCAGCCTGAAATAAAAACAAAAACGACAATTAAGGAAGATACAAAAGAAAAAAAAAGAATTGAAAGAGAAGAGAAGAAGAAAATTAAAGAAGCTGAAAAACAAGCAGCAAAGGAGTTAAAAAAAGCAGAACGTGAAAAAAAGAAACAAGAAAAAGAAGCTGAAAAACAAGCAAATAAAAAGAAGCCAGGTAGACCAAAGAAAACAACAAATATATATGTAAGTGATAGTGATGATAATAATCAAGATAAGACCGAAGAAGAAGTTATACTAGATGAAACACCAGAAAATGATGAATATTTAGAAGAAGAAGTTACAGTAAAAATGTTGGAAGTAGATGGAAGAACGTTTTATTATGACAGCAATGATGTATTATATGATATTAATACACATGAGGAATTAGGTAAAATCGAAGAATTATTTCCAGGATATAAAAAAGAATAAAAAAAAAAAATGTTGGTAGATATTATAATGGCAAATAGAGGAGTAAAAGGAATAAGAAGTACGCGTTTAACAAATAGAGCAAATTGTGGTGGGCCAAAGAAG